AATGGCTGCATTAAATGCGGTGATGAGCGCAAATCCAGCGGCAATGATTGCAATCGGAATTGGTGCACTGGCAGGTGGAATTGCCTTTCTTGCACTTAAATCAAATGAGGCAAGCAAAGAACAGGTTGCATTCCAGAAAGAAATTGATAACTTATCCGCTTCGATTGAGAAGAATCGAAATGAATTAGACGAGTTATCCAGTTCGATTGAAAGCACAAATAACTCAGCAGAAAGTTCCGCGGCTCCTCTGGAACGTCTGAAAGGTAAATTGTCAGAAGCCTTTGATGAAACCGGAAAGATGAAACAAGGCTGTGAACAGCTTGCAGGCTCTATTTTGAATCAGCTAAATGAGGCAATGGGAACAGAGTATTCCATTACCGCAGATGGATTTATTCAGAATAATGAGGGTGTGAAGCAGTCTCTTGGAGATGTAACACAGTCCATTGATGAATATGTGCGTAGCTTGAAAAAGAAAGCTGTGCAGGAAGCTGTAACAAATCAATATGCCGATAATTTGCAGAAGCAGTCTGAAATACAGGCAGATTTAACAAAAGCCCAGAACCAGTATAATAAAGCATTAGACGAGTATGCAAAAGCGTTAGAAGAGTATACGAAAACATGGGATGGAAATGCTAAAAAGGCATTTAAAGAGGCAAATGAAAATCTTGAAGATACAAGAGAAAATCTTTCTGAGGCTACAAAGGAAGCAAAAAAAGCAGAGGTTCAAACCAGTTCCCTGGACCAAGTTATGGATTTGCTTGGAGAGGGAACACCAGAAAGTATTCAAAAAGCATTGGATGCTTATGCAAAGATTCCAACAGAATCAGATAAAGCAGCAAAAGCTGTAAAGTATAGTCAGGATGTAATAGAAAAAGCACTTGAATCTACTGATTATGCAAAAATGTCGCAAGGTTTCAGAATGGCAGCAGAGGAGATCAAAGTCTCTGGTGGAGAAATTCCAAAGACTCTCCAGGAAGCAATTACAAATGCAATTAATAATATTGAAAAACTGGGTCCAGAGGGAAAAGAAGCGTTAGCTTCTGGCATGAGCGAAGCAATGGAAGGAATGAAAGATAAAGTTCCAGAATTTCAGAATGTTTCATCTATGACATCAGAAGAAATCATAAAGACATTTGCTACCTACTTAAAAGATAGTGGTGCACTTGGTGATGTCGGAACAGAAGCAATCGAACAGTTGATTCAAGGCATTGATGAAGTTGATACGCAGACTACTCCTGCTCAGAAAGCAAGTGATGCAGTTGATTCAACAATCAATCAGCTTGAAACTGGTGAGGATTTTATTCGGACAGCGGCAGGAAACAGTGCAAGTGCAATTACACGAGGATTTACGGAAACAGATTATTCCGGAGCAGTGTTTGCGGCGGCAAAAGCGTGCGGAATGACAGTAGAGGAAGTGCTTGCGCATCAGGAAGAACTGTATATGGCAGCATTAACAGTTGCTCAGTCTGGTGCAACTGGATTTACGGCGGCAGACATGCCGGCAGTGTTTGGCTCAAATGCATCTGCCGCCGCATCAGCAGCGAATACATATTTGTTGAGCAGTGCAGAATCTATGCAGTTGTCGGCATCGACTCTTGGAAATGCGGCAAATACCGGAATCGTTGCCGGAAATATGCCAGGAACATTTTCTTCCCAGTCTCAAAGTGCAGTATCAGGGCTTGTAAATAGCTTGAACAGCGGGGCGGGTAGTGCTTCATCGGCAGCATCAGCTCTTGGAAATGCGGCGAAATCTGGTCTTGGAAATATGTCTGTTGCTGGAAACTATCAGACCGCAGCGACATCAGCAACACAAAGTTTTGCAAGGACATTATCAGCAGGGCAGGGAAATACAAAATCATCAGCATCCGCACTTGGAAACTCTGCAAAAACTTCCTTAAAAGGAACAAATATCCCGAGCAATTTTACTCAACAGGCAAAAACCGCAACAAATCAGTTTGCAGCTGGAATCCGAAATGGAACAAATAGTGCTTCGAGTGCGGCAAGAGGACTTGGAACAGCGGCAACGAAAGGATTGAGTGGTGTTAATGTAGCAAGTTCTGCAAAATCTCAGGGAAACAAGCTGGGTTCCAGTTTTGTAGACGGAATTAATGAAAAGAAAGGTAGTGCTTCATCGGCAGCGGCTTCTCTTGGAAGTGGAGCAAGAGAAGCATTGGCAAATAATTCTGGTGGCAGTTATTCGATTGGAGTAAACTTCTCAAATGGCTTTGCGAATGGTATTCGTGCGGGCGGTTATGGGGTTGCAAGCGCAGCGGCATCTGTAGCAAGTGCGGCAGCTAATGCGGCAAAGGCAAACTTACAAATTCATTCTCCATCACGAGTGGGCGGCTGGATTGGTAAGATGTTTGATTACGGTATCAGTGGAGGAATGGAAGATAATACTTCTGTTGTAACACAGGCTGCGGAAATGGTAACCGATGCCATGCAGGTGGATGTAAAGTCTCTGCTTGGAATGATGAGAGGAGCAGTAAGTGAAACAGTTTCCAGAATCACGACAAACAAAATGCTCGAAAGAGCACCACAGGCTTACGGACATGCAGCTTCTCAAAATACAGAAGTGAAACAGGAGATTAATTTCTATCAGCCAGTTCAGTCTCCAGTAGAGATGAGCCGTGCTCTCAGAAAAGAAGCAAGGAGGTTGGCATTAACTTGAATAGGATAGTGTTTAGCTTTTCGAAAGGAGAAGAGACGCTTGTACTAGATGAGCCAGATTTTGGTGTAACAGAATATTCCGGAATTGAAGCAACAGATTATGAACTGGAAAAAAGCGTAAATTCGAACTTTATTGGAGAACGGTTAAAGCGAAAAAAAGTTCTTTCAAGACCGATTGCTATTTCAGCGGATTATCTCGGAAACGAGGATAAATCCGATAAGCGTCAGGAATTAATCCGTTTTTTCAGTCCGTTTTCTTCCGGAATTTTAACGGTGAATCATCTTGGTGTGGAAAGAGAAATTGAATACGAAGTAGAAAGTTTTCGTTTTACAAGTCAGAATATTTATGATGTTCTTGAATTTGAAATAGAACTTTCCTGTATGGATCCAATGTTCAAGGACATTGTGCAGACTGGAGAGGCAATTTCTACATGGGTAAAAGGGTGGGCGTGGAAATTCACGCTCCCTTTTAAGCTCAAAGAGAGGGGAGAACCTAAAAAGAACGTCTTTAATTCCGGACATACAGAAGCACCTATTGAAATTTATTTTCACGGACCGGCAGTTAATCCTAAGATTACGAATTTGTCTACAGGAGAATTTATCCGAATTAAGAGGGAACTGACTTCGGATGATATTTTGTATATCAATACTGCTTTTGGACAGAAGAAAGTTGAAATTATAAGAGGTGGAGTAAGCACAGATGCATTTGATTACATTGATCTGCAGTCTGTATTTTTCTCCTTGCAAGTAGGTGATAACATGCTTGAATATACGTCTGAAAACGGTTTAGACCCTCAGTCCGTGGAAGTACGATACAAAAACAGATATATAGGAGTGTAAAATGGAATATTATGGATTTTTTAATGGGGGTACGGAATATGGGCAGGAAGAATTTAACCGGTATTTTGATAATATCTATGAATCCGGAATTGCAGTAAATTCTGATGGTTCTATGCAGTACCCAATTGCAATCAGTTCCGGAAAAGTGACGGTAGGAAAAGGATTTGCTATTTTAAAAGGTTTTTATCATTATAATGATTCGCCAAAAGAGTTCCAGCTTTCTCCGGATGTAAATTATTCAAAAAAATATAGAGTGATTTTGCAGTTGAATGTTGCTCAATCATCTGTGAGACTGCTTGTAAGAGCTGGCGGTGCATCAACACCGGCGCTTACAAGAACGGATTCTATTTATGAATTGTCATTAGGACAGTATAGAGTGACTAAAAACGGAGGAATTACACTTGAAAGAGATGAGAGGTCGAATAATCTTGTATGCGGTGCAATTCGTCCAAAAACTTTAACTGCTTATAATGCCGCAATGAAAGAAAATCAGCGTCTGTTTGACGAGTGGTTTAAACAACAGCAAGGAACAGGATGGCGAAACATCTATACACAGAGCACAACACCATCAGGGGCGGTGAGCGGAAGTATATGGATAAACGAATTAACGTAAGATTTTTTGATAAAAACTTGAAATTTATCGGTGAACTGGATGCTTATGAGGGGTTGGAATTTATTACACGCTGGACAAAATACGGGACGTTCCAAATTTTTGTGTATAGAATTACGAAGCAGATGAAAATAGGGAACTATATTATGCTGGATAATGACAGGAAGAAAACTGGAATTATCAAGAGAATTGAATGTTCTGACGATGATAATTCTAGTACACCCGCAACCATCAGTGGATATACACTGTTGCATTTGTTAACGCAGCGTATAACGTACCCTCCGAAAGGGCTTGCATATCATAGTTTTCATGACACTGCAGAAAATATTATCTGCAGTCTAGTAAAAGCGAATGCCACAAATGCGACAGATACAAAGCGAAATATTCCATTTTTAAAGGTGAAAGCATCCTCAGGACGTGGCGACAGAGTGTATTACCAGACCAGGTATGACAATTTAGATGAGGCAGTAACCGCTCTATGCGAAGCATCGGGGCTTGGTGTGAGTATTTCACTAATTCCGGAAAACCAACAGCTTTTATTTGAAGTTTTAGAGGGAGTTGACCGTTCTGCGAATCAAAGCAATCGTCCACCAATGATTTTT